AGTATACGCTTTAAAACGTTTGAAAAGGATGGAACATGAATTGGTTTAAACATGACACCGATTGCACCCAAGATGCTAAGATAAAAAAGCTACTGATAAAACATGGTGCCGTTGGATACGCAATATACTTTCATTGCCTTGAGCTTATCGCGGCGGAGATATCTGAAAGCAACTTGACCTTTGAGCTTGAACATGATTCAGAGATAATAGCTGATAATTTGCATATAAAAGGAACTTCCGAGAAATCAGGCATCGCCATTGTAGAGGAGTGCATGCGGTGCATTATCGAACTAGGCCTATTCCAAGAAACAGAAGGGCGTATATTTTGCTTTAAGTTATTGAAACGATTAGACTTGTCTATGAGTTCAAACCATGTATTTAGGAAAATGATATCAGATGCAAAGGCTAAAAATCATGATGGAATCATGACGGATCATGATTTAATCATGACAAATCATGACGGCATCATGAGAGATGAGAATAGCAAGATAAGAATAGCAAGAAAAGAAGAGAAGAAGGACGCTTCCGCGTCCAGTGTGCCTCGTTTTCAAAAACCTTCTTTAGAACAAGTACAAGAATACTGTCAAGAAAGAGGAAACAAGGTTGATCTTGATAAGTGGTTTGCCTTCTACGATTCTAACGGCTGGAAAGTAGGCAAAAATCCGATGAAAGACTGGAAGGGTGCTATCCGTACATGGGAGCCGGAAGGTTTCCGCGCGAAGTCGCAAATAAAAAAAGAATTGTGCCAAAAATGTGGAGAATTGCTGTATGATGGTAATTGCGTAAATATCTATTGTAAATAATAAAAATAGTTCTTGCAATATTTAAAAGATGTGATATTGTTAAAAGCGCGACTTATACCGCCGCGCGTAAACAGGATGTCGGATGGATCAGCAACCGCGTAACAAGTCACACGGATAACTGACCAAGATGGCGCGAGGAGGTTTTTGGGTGAATTACAACGAGCAATGCAAAGCGAAACAGTGCGAACACTATATAGAATGGGAGTTTGACGACATTGAAGGTCAGTCGTGGCTGTGTACCTCCTGTCAACTTCAAGGCCAGTCTTATGACATAGATGCAATCGCAGAAGATTGTCCGCACAAAGATCGCGCCATCATCCAACAACTACTTCAACCTGACCATGTTCCCGCCGTCGGGAAGAAGGTAGCCAGCGGAAACGCGAAGGAGTAGAGAATGAACCAAGTTTGTAAATGCGGAAAGGTTGAGGGAATAACAACCGGTGGTAATTTAGACCGATTTGTCGAATACGACTCGACTGGGCAGATCGTTTACGCTATCTGCCAACATGGGTTTGCATACATAGACAAACGCAAGCCGCCCGCCACCCCATCGGGGAAGGAGTAGAGAGATGACAATGATAGAGGATTTGATTGAGAAAATCGACGCCAGAAAAGAAAAAGTAAGCGAGATGCCAGACGCGATGGACGAGGTTAAGGTAAAGCGTTGGGTATGGATGCATTGGCAGGATATGCAAAGCATCATCGATGAATACCGAGAGCCAGCCCAGCCCAGCGGCCAGGACGATGCGCGGGATAAACCTGTAAGCAATCCTTACATATTGACGCCCAGCCCGGAAGCCATGGATATCGTATCGCAAATCAGAAGGATAGATTGTTGCCCGGCTCCAATCTTGGCTTTGACAAATGTAGAGGCGGCCAGGCTAATCGAATCAGACCGTGCCACCCAGCGCGCCCAGTGCAGACGCGACGCGGCAGAGGAGGCTTGCAAAACAGCATGTCCACACAGCAAGCGTGATATGCGAACGTGGTGCAATAGGTGCGACTTGCGCAAGGCCATCCTCGGCGAGGTGTAGATGGAATTAAGCAATACTGCTACCGAAAAAGCAATTCTAGGATGTATACTATTTGATAACAGCGTCCTGGAAGAGCTTGGTATTAAACAGTCTTTATTTTACGATCCGCTTAATGCTGAAATATGGCGCCAAATCGAAATGGCGAGGGCTAGGGGAAGCCGGGCAGACTTGGTTGAGCTTTGCCTCCGCCTCCCCGATAAAGCGTCGTATATCGCTTGTTTAACAGATTGCGCTACATTCGGGAATGAGAAGGCGTATTTTTCTGATTTACTAAGGCTTTATAAACTGCGCCGAATAGTTGGTATATCCAGGGGCATATCGAATCTAGTAGCCGATGAAAACACGCCAGACAAAATAACCGAATACATTGAAGCCGAGCTTACTTCTTTATCGGAAAGCGAGGAAGAAGGTTATCGGCATGTTTCATCCGTTATCCCGAAAATGGTAACAGAGATTGAAAAAGCTCACGCGCTGAAAGGGGCATTGCCTGGAGTGCCTACGGGATTTCCTACGCTGGACAGCATGACAAATGGCTGGCAACCGGAATATTGGGTTATCGGTGCAAGGCCATCGACCGGGAAGACCGCCCTTGCGCTAGTATGCGCTACAGCAGCTTTATGCGCGGGAAAGAAAGTCGGGCTATTCTCGGCTGAAATGAGCGATACCAGCTTAATTAAGCGCATTATGGCAAACTTGGCAAATGTTGACCATTCGCGGATTAGGTCTGGATTCTTGTCGGCTACAGACCTTGACGTGATTTGTGAGGAATCAGGAAAGCTTTCAGACCTTGGATTATACATAAATGACAAGCCGAATATTCGTAAAGCTGAATTATTATCAGAGGCTAGGAAGCTTAAGCGCAAAGAGAAAGTTGACATAATTTTCATTGACTACATAGGTTTAATTACCAGCGATGATAAATCTTTACCGCGCCATGAGCAAATAGCCGATATATCACGCTCGATGAAAGGACTATCGCGCGAGTTAAATATTCCTATCATTGCGCTTTCGCAAGTTACACGTGACGCCGAAGGTAAACGTCCAACAATGGCTAATATTAGGGAATCAGGAGCGATAGAGCAAGATGCGGACGGAATAGCCTTCCTATGGGATCAAGGGAACGTTGACGATGCTGGAGAGATTAAAAAGATTACGTTTATTCTAGCCAAGCAACGCAACGGGCCTACGGGAGATATTTCGCTAGCCTTCACACGTTCAAAGATGAGATTCAAGGAGGTAGATAAGCCATGGAAGTAGATTTTGATTGGTTAAGAAAGAACATAGGGCATGGATGGAATAAATTATATGAATATTGTTCAGAAAAATACAAAGATGATTCAATATTAAGTATGTACATAATGGGATTAAGGAATCCTATTGCATCATTGCTATGCGTGGAATCAGATGGAAATGATAAGTTTTCTTATATTGAAATGGATCTTCTTCCGAGAGATGACGATGAAGAAGAATAGAACTGACCTAACCATCGGATTACGTTTCCCCAAAAAGCAGCGTAAAACAAAGAAGCTAACACCAACTAAGGTGCAGATCGAGTTCAATGCGGCGATACGTAGGCGTGATTGCAATTGCGTTATGTCTCATTCTGAGCATTCCGGCCAGCTTCAAGCATCTCACTTTTTCACGGTAGGAGGTAATGGGGCGCTACGATTCTACCCACCGAATGTACATGCGCAATGCGCGAAACATCATCATAACGAGTTTCACCATGATAACCCGATGCCCTACGCCAGATGGATGCAGGAACATGTTCAAGAGTTTTCCTGGATGGAAGATAATCGAAAGCGCGAGATAAAGTATAACCAGCAAGTTTTGAGCGAAATTTTAGCTTATTGCATGTCTGATAATCTTATAGAGCTAGGATTCTATATCGAACGACATTTAAAAATAAACCTTGACAAATGAGAGAATTAAGCGCATAATGAGCGCCAGGGACAAGGAGGGCTAATGAGCCTAGATCAGATTTGCGAACTCTACGGGGTATCCGACACTACGGCACGGCGCAAGATGGCTGGATACGGATTCCAGGACTTTGTCCGTGGGGATGGGCATCATTTGCACCTGTATTTCAAGAAGGACGTAAAGGCGGCTTTCAAGGGATACGTGAAAGGGAAGAAAGCGTAACTCAGGCTGTCAACTCGAAGGGTTGCGTTCGCGCGATTTATTAGTAGGG